ATCATTTTGAAGATTAGTGTATTAAAGTCAAAAGACTTTTTTATAAATATAAAGCAAGACGATTAGTAGTAGATGCTAATGGTCTTGGTATTGGTTTTTTAGATTATTTAGTAAAATCTCAAATTGATCCAGATACCAATGATGCTTTACCAGATTTTGGTGTTTATAATGATGAAGATAATTATTATAAGAAGTATTAGACTGAAGCTTGTGAACAAGATGCAATTTATTAGATTAAGGCTAATGCTCCAATTAATAATGAAGCTCATGCAAATGCATAGACACAACTTTCTTCTGGTAAAGTTAAATTTTTGCAAGATGAAAGAATAGCTAAAACTAAATTATTAGGAACAGTAAAAGGTAGTAATATGAGTCCTGAAGAAAGGGCAGATTATTTAAAACCATTTACATTGACTTCTATATTAAAAGAAGAGATGATGAATCTTCGTGAAGAAAATGAAGGTCTTAATATTATTTTAAAATAGGCTAATAAAGGTATTAGAAAAGATAAATTTTCTGCTTTTGAATATGGTTTATATTATATAAAGCAAGAAGAAGATAATAAGAAAAAGAAGAAAAAATTTAAAGCTAGTGATTGGAAATTTTTTAGTAGAATTTAAATGCGGAAAGGAGGTTTACAATATATGGATGCAAGTCGTGGAGAAATGAAAATACATGAAATTCTTGAACGGTCTGGATTAAAATACAAAATGGAATATATCGTTGAAGGACTTAATAGTTCTAATGGTAAACCTCTCAGATTTGATTTTGCAGTATTTGATGATGATGATAATTTGGATTTTTTAATTGAGTATCAAGGAAAGCAACATTATGAACCAAGTGCTAAGTTTGGTGGAAAAAAAGGATTTTATTAGTAGCAATTTAATGATAATAAAAAACGTCGTTTTTGTGCTTTACATGATATTAAATTAATAGAAATTCCTTATACAGAAGAAAATCTTATTTCTTATGATTATCTTCTTCATAAAGCAGGATATTAACTAAGGAGGCAGAATGGTTAGAGATAGACAAGAAGAAATTCGCTCCAAGGGTTTTAATATCGTCGATACTAGATATAGATCAGGTTATGAAGGACCTTTAGATTACAATTCCATAAAAATTGGAATGAAGACTTTAGAAGATGCTGTTCTAAATTTAGGGTCTTTAAAAAAGGTTTGTAATAGAGGCTATGGAGATAAACATGTCGTTTTAAGAGCAATTCATGAACATAATTTACCCTTACTAAGAGATATATCTGAATTTTTTTATAATACCAGTGGTATTTATTCAAGAATTTGTGATTATGTTGCATTTTTATATAGATACGATTGGTATGTTGTACCAGAAATTTTTGATAAAGAAAGCAAGAATGATAAAATTTTAAAAGAATTTTATGAAATTCTTACTTATCTTGATAATTCTCATGTTAAAAAATTATGTGGTGATATTGCTTTAGATGTTGTAAAATATGGCGCATATTATGGTTATATTGTTCCATCAGCTTCGGGATTAGTTTTGCAATAGTTGCCTATTAATTATTGCAGAACTAGATTTAATATTGGCGATATTCCTGTTGTAGAATTTAACATGGCTTTTTTTGATGAGTGCTTTAGAGATGTTAATTATCGTATGAAGATTTTAAAATTATTTCCAGAAGAATTCAAAAAAGGATATATTCTTTTTAAACAAGGAAAATTAACTCCTGAATATATTGGAAGTGATACTTTAACAAGTTCTCGTATGTATGGTTGGTATCCATTAGATCCAAAAAGCACAGTAAAATTTTGTTTTAAAAATGGTGATTAGCCATTATTTATTAATGCAATTCCAAGCATTATTGACCTTGATGCAGGACAAGATTTAGATCGCCGCAAATAGATGCAAGAGCTAATGAAAATTGTTATTTAGAAATTACCTCTTGATAAAAATGGCGATTTAATTTTTGATGTTGATGAAGCAAGAGACATTCATAATAATGCTGTTGAAATGTTACAACATGCTATTGGAGTTGATGTTTTAACAACTTTTGCAGATGTTGATATTGAAGATATTGCAGATAAAAATACTAACACCGCAGATGATGGACTTGAAAGAGTTG